TCAGAAACATCATAGAAATCTCTGACCCTATCTCCTTCAATATCACTTCGTCGATGATAGGTTTCCCAGTAGTTGTCATCTGGCTCGGAGTCCAGCCATAGAATGTTTGCAAGATCCATGAAATATGATCGCGAGAGGTTGGATTGAATTCTTTTAATCGAGTAAGGGTTGCACCCTTGACATATCCCTGTGTGCCATTATCTCGTTTCGGAGTGAATCCTCCTCCTCTGACGTAAGGATGCTTCCTTCGTAATAGCTCGTGAGTATCTTGAAGTTCTTGTCGGAGAGCCGATGCAAGTTGCCATGCAGCAGGTTCGTTAAATCTCCAGCCATGTATCTCCTGTTGAGTAAGTATTTCCTGAACTCTGTGCTCTAACGAGATCCATTCAGGTATGGTGTGAAGTGTTTCCAAAGTTTGGTGGTAACGTGTACATCTTGTATGCAATAATCTTCCATTTCTTGTGACCAATCTTTCCAATCAGTATCTTTGCCAAACTCTCCTTTATATTCACCTAATCGATAACCGTAGGATTCAAGAGAGTGTCTCCCATATAGTTTTAACGGCATATGATTCCAATTGTGCTTCTTATCTATCTTGATAATATCCGGGTGGTATAGCCTAGATAAAAGCAAAGTGTCAATAGAGCAACCAGGAGACTTAAACCAGCCGTATAACTTTTTAATAACAGGCAGATCGTAACCAATGATATTGTGCCCAATGATGAGATCAGCATCTTGAAGTCGTTGTATCCCACGTACGACAGGTTCTTGTGAACCCGTGTCGTTATATGTGATAGTTTTCTCTGTATTGAGATCATAAATAGCAAGGCAGTGGACGGTAGAAACATCTTTCAAAAGACCATCAGTTTCTAAATCAAATATCAAACTCACTTTCCAGTCCATACATAGGTCTTATCTACGAACTGTGCTCGCTTGATAGCCTCCGGTGAAGGTGGGTTGGGTTTACGTAATTTTGAAAATTGAAATTCTTCAATAGCAATACGAATAGGAATACCTTCTTTCTCAAAGTGTTTGTTCATTTCCTTGTATTCAGAAATCCGTTGATGGGTTAAATTCTTCTTTGGGTTCAGTTTCATTAAACTTACAAGTTTCTAGATCATACGTTAGTGTACAAGCTACGCCAGTTTCGCCTGAATAGCGATTTTTAAGGACTCTAACTGTCGTAGAACTTCCATCTTTGTCGGACTGTTGATCTCTCTCCAATCCAATAACACTGTCGCTGAGTTGAGCGATAGCAGCAGATCCTCGCAATTGACCGAGGGTGACTCGTGCTCCTTCTTCATGATTTTTATCGCCTCCAGAGCGACGTAAGTGTGAGACAAGGAACAGGGCAATTCCAGTACGTTCAACTAATGACCTTAGTTTGGTCATTGTTGTATCGATCATTCGTCGCTCGTCTCCATCAAGACCTGACAACAGGATTGATAAGTGATCGAGAAATATAACTCGACAATCTAAACCCTGAGCAAGATACTCAATACGACTATATATAACATCAGGATCGTAGGAGCCGAAGCCGTCAAAAAGATACAGGTTCCAATTAACCATCGTAGAATCAAACGCTTCCGTAAGTTCTTCATGAGTAGGTTCTCCTAAATGTAATGCTTTTCCTACAGCAGCAGACATCAAACCTAGGGATGTCCGTCTGGTGCTTTCCTCAAGAGCCAAGTATCCAACTCGTTCTCCTTTTTGAAGTAAAGAAGTTGCAAGTTCCCTACAGAAGCTGGACTTTCCGATACCGCTTCCCGCAGTGATCGTAACAAGCTCTCCATACCTAATCCCGTGTGTAAGTCTTTGTATTCCGTCAAATGGGTAATCATGATCATTAGGAGGATTAGGTGTGGTGATCTCTTCAAGAAGACTCTTGCCTTCTACAATTCCATCAGGTCTGTATGGTTTCTTTGCCCAGAATGCTTTGTCAATAGCAGCTCTATCATTAGCTTGAACAGCATCTGAGATGTCCTTATAAGCTTCTAATCTCGCGATGGAAACCTTGCCAGGTGGTAAGACACCAGCTGCTGCTTTAGCCGCCTCAGAGCCCGGATTATCATTGTCAAACCAAAGGATAATACTGTCGTAACCTTGGAGAAATTCATAGTTCTTTTGAACTGCTTTCTTTGCTCCGGCTGCTCCAGTTGGTAACGAGACCACATCCCATGTGGGATATAGTTCGGCATAGCTTGCAGCATCAAGCTCGCCTTCAGTAATGATAATTTGTCTACCGTGTCCTTTCCAGAGATGTTGTCCGAAGAATGATCCATCTGTATCTCCTTCATAAGAAAAGATTTTGTTAGTAGTTCTGACTTTTGCTCCAATTACCTGTCCATCAGAGTTGTGGTAATGGAACCTAAGAGTGTTGCTATCCTTATATATCTTGAACCTTTCGCAAGTCTTTTCGGAGATCTTACGTTTAGGTAGATAGACAGCTTCACCCTTGTAGTGGGTGGTCATAACGGGTTTTTTAGTAACAACAGAATCTTTGCCAGGCGACCATTCCTGACAAACAAAACAAAAAGTGTGCTCATCTGTATAGACAGCTAAGCCGTCAGATGAGCCACAACTAGGACATGCTTCATGTCGTATAAATTCAGAGGAACCATTCTCCTGGAATGTTCCCGAAGCTGGTCCATGGTATTTCATTTTTCTCGCACCATTGTGCGTATGTAGTCTTAGATTTTTTACTAATGGTATTAAAGGGTGCTTGGAAGACCATCCTTAAATTAATCTCTGGATGTTGCTGTTTGACGGCTTTAATCTTGCGACGATCAGCCGCATCCCAGTACCCTTTGCACTCAAGATAGACGCCATTAGGCAATAGAAAATCAGGAGTGTATATATGTTCAATTTGATAGGGAATCTTTTTTGTTTCATATTCATAATCAATTCCCAAATCAACCATTAGATCAGCGACTTTTTCTTCAAGTCCTGATCGGAAAGCCATTACCAGATACCTGGAATAATCTGACCAGTCAGTGCATAAGCACCAATTGCAGCAATGACACCAATCATTGCCATTCGTCCGTTCAGCCTTTCAGCTTTTTCATTGTGTGTTTCCATCACGTCCATAATTTCCATTGGTGGTTCTTTTGCAAAAATGTTCAAGCGTCCTTGATCTTCAGAAGTCGTCGTCATCTGACTCCTCACTAGTAGTTACATTAGGATCACTAGCTTTATATCCTTGTGTGTTGCCAAACAATGCGGCAACGTCATCTGTACTCATGTCTCCTGTATCAACTCCTGCTTCAGAGTTGAGAGACACAATTTGCACACCCACAAGTTTAAGTGAAGTGCCATAAGTAGTGCCATCCTTGAGAATGTATGGCTTCTGATAGAACGCGACCTTGACCTTTGACCCAGAATATAGAGGTGTTGCCTCGTCTGTAACTGGAGTTCCTTCAGTGTCAACAATAGGTGGCTTGTTGGTCTCATTCCAGGAGAACTTGACCTTGTATTGTCCATTAGCTACCTCCTCCCATGGCTCAGGTTTACATACACTGCGCTTAGGGTTCTTCAGTTTGGATTCAGCCCACTTAAGGGTTTCAATCCGATCATCTTCGAGCGTATCAATTACATCTTGACCAACAGTAGTAGCAAGAGAATAACCAAATTTACTCGGCTTCAGTACAGCTTGAAATCCTTCAAGAACTACAGGCTGTTCAGTTTTAATAATGTTGCGTGGCATTTATACGTTAGTGGATTAGTTAAAAATAATTAGAGATGCTGCACTTCGTGCATTCTGAGGTTTAATTGCTTGACGAACAAACTTGTTGTTCATAGAAGATTTACGAAGCTTCTCAAGCATTTTTGTTGCAAGATCAAACCTTACAATTGGGTTGAGAATTTGACCACGCAAGCATCGAATGATAAGACTACGCATGTACTCAGGACCAGTGATTTTATGGTGGGAATACTTGCGCCCCTTTACAGCAACGGCAGCTTGTTTACTGCAATCAAGAAGTTTAAACAAAGAGCAGATAGGAGTTTTACCCATGAATGGGATTCCTGTGTAAATGCTGAATCGCTTGTCAGTGTGATATAGTCCTCTATGTTCAATACCTCCAGTGACAGTATTTCCACTAAGGGTACTCATTGCTGCGATAACGTTGTTCAGTGTTGTACCAAATAAGTTGATGTTATACGCAGGGTTGTGATGCATTTCTGCATATGCTAATGCGTTCATTAGTTAATGGGTGAAATAAGTAAGTCAATGAGCTGTTTGCGCTCATCGTTAGATAATTTAGGAAGTAGATTCCTAATGATTGTGAGAGGTTTATGGTCTTGCCAAAACCCTTCCTGATTTAGATAGCCGTACTCCTTCATAGCAGCAGCACAGGCTTGGTCATTGAATGCAGCGTGTGCAGTCAATGCTTCAACACGTACATGTAAACCTTCTAGACACTCATCTTTCTCAACATCAGTCAAAGAGCTGCTATCAATCTCGAAGTCTTCGTTGATTAACGCACGGACCTTTTCAACAATCGCATCATTAGGTGTTGATGTTGAGTTGGATAGATCCACGACTTGCTGCCTTACCTCAATGGGAGCCTTAGCGTAAGCTTTGACATCACGTTGAGTTGGGAGCAGTTGAGACAGTTGCTCAGGGTTTTCCACAGG